CGAATTCCAGACCACGTATGGCCGGATACTGGGCTTCGACTCCCCGGCCTTCCCTGAACCAGATCTTCCGGGGGTAGAAGGAATCGATATCAGTTCCTGGAACCAACAGGTCAAGGTTGACTTCACAGTTCGGCCCCGAAACGCACGCTGCATTATCAAGAACCATGCGCGCGCCGGCGGCAATAGAAAGTTGAGAATGACGCATCACGCGAGCAAGTCCTTCACCCCACAGAGAGGTCTCGTCCTTCTCGTAGTAGAAAATCTTGTACTGGTTGAGCGCCTTCTCATAAAGGGCAATTTTAATAGGTGTGGTTCCAAGCAACCAGACATTGGCCGCATATTCAAGTTCAACGTCTTCGATATCCAGGCCACAGGCGGCGAGGTCCGACCCATCGATATACCCCCAGTATTCAAGCACTTCATATTTCTTCCCGGTTTGCCGGTTGGTTGAACGAGAGTTGTCATCTGAATCGCCGGTAACTGAAGACGACGAAAGCGCAGTCTGCGATCCACCCTTGCCCGTCCCGGCTTCGATCTCAATCACCTGAAGATCGACTTCCCAGTTCTTCGGCGTGTAGTTGCCGAATGGATGTTGTTCAAGGAACTCCCTGATCATATCGTCATAGAAATCTTCACGTTTCATAAGTTGGCGTAGATCGTGCTTAGTCATAATATGGCGTTCAAAACTACCCTCCATGTTCTCGATATCGGTGACGGAAGAATCCGGATACCAATCCCAGATACGAACGAACTTCAGCAGGGGTACGTCTTCATCGTTGGCATTTTCTTCATAATCCGAACCGTCGGCGGTAGGAGCCCATACCCGTTTGGTTCGCCGACCAATGAGTGGTCCCTTCATTACCCCGGTCCCGTACATCAGTCCGGAACGAAGCACTTTCTTGGTCTCTTCCGGGTAATCCATCTCGGTGAACTGGTCGTTGATGACGGTAGACATTTTTGCAGAAGAGTCCTTGACGAACTTCTTGATGGCCAGATTCAGGTCTTCGATTTTAGGGATAATCGGTTCCCCGGTCTGCGGGTCTTCCTGAACAAGTGAAAGGGCTATCTGTTTAACGGTTTCCTTGGCAATTTTCGGATCGGGAGTGGGTTCTATTTCCCAGTTCTTGTCGGTATCCGGGAACAGCATCTCGTGAAGCCGGGAAAGCACGATATTGATCTTAGACCGGGTGATTTTGGGATAGACCTTGGAATTGTTGGCCTCGATCTTCACGTCCGGGTCATAGAGTCCCTTGTACTGCCTGAGTGACCCCAGCCATTCAAGTTCCTTGGGGCGACGGTAGGCGGCATTGATGGTGAACTGGTTCCTGAGACGGTAGCCAAACGACCTCATCACTTCTGAATTACGTTTCTTCTCGTTGAGAGCACCCTTGATTTCGTCCATGTTATCCTCCTTGTTTTGGTCCCTCAACCAGTTTAGTATCCTACCTCACTCGACGCCGGCCTATACTCATGCCTCTTGATCTGTGACAAAAATGACTTATGCCGTTTGTCCCTCCCGGCCTTGTCCTCAAGGTAGAGGCAGAGCATTTCTAAGGAATCTGCGACGTGTGAGCTAAAGTTCTTCACCGGCATGGGTTTATACTCCTGCCCCAGTGCCTTCGGTTCCTTCTCGTAGTGGTATCCTCCGTTCATAGCCTTCCGCAAAAAGTGACAGTTCGGGGAAAGCATAAACCCAGGTTCACCTTTATACATTTTATTCAAGAAGGTTTCCACTGCTCCAACACGTGGCATGATGGCATTGGTCTCAGCGGGCAAGACATTTGTAAGGCCGATGTCTTTACTATGGAGAATATCAAAGCAGGTGGACTCATCCGTAGGGGCGCGGGACGTCCCTGACGGGTCTCCATAACCCATGACGTTCATCCCGAAGTATTTCTTGCGCAGGAGTGGGAGCAACTGATTCTCGCAAAACTGCCGGATCCCCATTCCGTCCGAGACGAGCTCATCCAAAATCCTGAGTTGGCCGAGCGGGGTGAGTTGGCCGATAGTACAGGCTGGCTGAAGTCCGAAGTCAAACCCCATAACCACATCGATCCCCTTCATGGGCTCCATGATGTTCGGCGCTACATGGACGTTATCGACAAAGGATGTGAAGACGGGTTTCCCGGTGATGATATACCCATACTGACCATGGATGTAAATTCTCTTATACATCTCGGACTTGCCCTGCGCGAGATTCTGATAATAGTTTTTCGGCAAGTGTTTGGTGTTCTCGGCATGAACACCGAGCCCTGATGGTTGTTTGAATATTTTCCAGTTGGCCGGTTTGACTTTTTCAAATTGGTTGTATAGCCACTCGTCTTCCGCCGGGGGGTTTGTGTCAAATATCATTCCGAGCCATGAGGCGCCGCCATCTCTTTTACTCGGGTAGCGACCAATCCGTGAATCCATAGCATCAATGATAGAAGAAGGGATGTCTCGTACCTCGTTAAACCATGCCCCTGTAACTTCAAGAGAAAGAAGATTTGAAACTTGGTCTGGTCGATCAAGAGCACGAAAGATAATCTCAAGGTGTACGTTAGGGAATTTTGTCATTATGTACACATGGTCAGTTACTCTATACTCCCCGAATATCTTTGGAGGAAACCAGTCCATAAAAGTCTTAATCGTCGTATCTTTTAATTGATTGTACGTTGATCTCACTACGACCCATCTACTTCTCCGAATACCATCTGGTCCAGGAATTTGCATATTGGCCCGTCGAACGATCTCCATCACGCAACCACTTGATTTTCCCGAGCCAAACGGTCCCATCAAGTTTCTTACACGGTCATCGCATAGTGCAAATTTACGGATCGTTGGTACATCTGTATAATCATATAAAACCTGGAATGCAGGTAATGGTTCAGCCATCCATTCTCCTTAATTCAGCCTCACATCTCTACCAGGCAAGTCGATAATATTACCTTCGGCTTGCTGTGGGGTTGTTACTTTGCGGTAGAGATTCAGCATGTTCACATCATGAACGGGGATAGGATATGAAAGCGACATACGGGCGATGTGGATAACCGTTGGCAGACATGGCAAGGGTGAGAGTTGCATCTTATTCCCGCCTTCAATCAACGAAAATATCCTGGGATCGATGAGTTTATTTCCGCCCACAAGTTTTCCTACAATGAACAGGCCGTCCATGACGCACATGGTAACTTTGGGTTCCTCTGTTTTACTGTGATTTGTGTGCATTTTACTCCTCCCTCAAGGTTAAGTGGTTATGCTACGATGGTTCACTTGCTGTTTCTACCGGGACAACCGAACAGATCAGTTCCAATTCATGGGCCGATACCAGTCGATATGCCCGTTCAAATGTCTCCTTGGGCGACCATGAAAGATAGCCATCTTCATATCGAACCTTGTAGCCGGGACGGGATTTTCCTTTTTCGTCAATTACGACTGCCTCAAAAGACGCCCGGCAGGTCGTAGAGAAAGTAAATTCGTCCATTGGTTCCGCTGCAATAACCTTTGTTCCTATGTACGTCTTTTCCATGATCTCTCTCCTTTTATTCTGCCATATAGCATGGCCCGTAATATATCAGGTCTGTCTTGCTACCTATCCAGGTGGCAAGTTCCGTGATGTCCCTGCCCAAGACTTCTTTCAACCGTTTGTTAATGTGGAACTCCCCAACGAAGTGTTCGACGCGATTCAACAGTTTCGACGGATAGATGGCATCATACTCCATGCCTTCAATATCCATCTTCAGAAGTTTTACTTTGTTAAACCAACTCAACACCTGGTCGAGGTCAACGACATCCACTTCCATTTGGGTCTGCCAGGCCGATGTGAATGTCATTACGGCTGACGATCCTCCTGAATGATTATCCCTCGGCACCGACATCATGAGTTTCCCTTGTGACGCCCCTACCCCAATATTATGTGCTTCGACATTCGTAACTCCATTTAGGCCGATATTTCGGATAAGGTGGTAAAACGTCCTCGGCACGGGTTCCAGGGCGATCACTCTCGTCTGCGGGAATAGTTTCGCCATCATAATTGAGAACATCCCCTCGCAGGCGCCGATGTCCAGGATAACGTCTCCCGGCAAGAATTCAATCCCCTTCTGCAGAACATGATAGTTGTCAGAGAATATCTCACCGATCAACACCTCGGCTTGGGGCGTTGAATTGAAATAGAATTTATTCCCCTTAAACTCATGTGCGATAATAGGATTACCCATCTAATTTCTCCTCCCTTAACAAACAGCGTTTACAGTATTTTAATGGGCGCCCCATGACCTTTTTGGGTTCAAAGAGTTCGTCCTTCCTTACTGCGCGAGTTCCGCAAAATGAAAGGATTATCTTCTGATGCAGCGATGAGAGCATATAAAGATGTAACGTTGCTCTCTTG